TGGCTGCGCTTGATGTCGATTCATTCGAATGGGCATTTGCCTATGCTGAACCTTCTGGATGCCTGCGCACGCTGGCTATTCTGTCTGATACATCGGTATCGACCAGCGAAGGCCAATCATACGAAACTGAAAGCGGCGATGGAGATACGGCGACCATCTACACCAATCAGGAAAACGCGGTGCTTCGTTACACCGCCAGAGTAACCGACACGACCAAATTCCCGCCGATGGTGGTTGATGCCATTTCCAGACTTCTGGCCTCCTATCTGGCTGGTCCGATCATCAAGGGTGACGCAGGCAAAGCCGAAGCCAAGGCGCAATACACGCTATTTCGTACTGTTCTTTCGCAGGCGATTGTCTCCGACTCGAATCAGCGCAAGTTGGATACGGAACATACGCCTGACTGGATTGCGAACCGCTGATCATGGCTAAAGTTCAAACCCTGCAACGCTCCTTTTCTGGTGGCGAGATATCGCCTGAGATGTTCGGGCGGCTCGATGATGTAAAGTATCAATCCGGACTGGCTCTCTGCCGCAATTTCATTTCAAAAGCGCAAGGGCCGGCAGAGAACCGGCCTGGATTCCACTTTGTTCGCGCAGTCAAGGACTCGACAAAGAAAACCAGAGTAGCCAGTTTCACCTATTCGTCTACACAGACAATGGTGATTGAACTCGGGGCTGGTTACATGCGGTTTCATACGCTTGGTGCAACCCTGCTTGCTGGAAGTCCAGCAGCCTACAACGGGGCGACCGCCTACGTGTTAGGCGATCTGATAGCGAGCGGTGGAACGAACTATTACTGCATCGCGCCAACGACCGGAAACGCGCCGCCCAACGTCACGTACTGGTATCCGCTGCCAAGCGCTGCATATGAAATCCCGACGCCATACGCCGAAGCCGATCTTTTCGACATTCATCATGTCCAGTCTGCTGACGTGATGACGCTGGTCCATCCGAACTATGCGCCGCTGGAACTGCGCCGGGTAGGTGCAACAAACTGGCAACTGACGACAATCAACTTCGCTTCTCCGCTGACCGCTCCGGGTGCGCCGACGTTGGTTGCCGCTGGACATACGGCGGTCAAATACACCTATCGCTACGTTGTAACCGCTCTCGACGTTGATAGCATCAATGAATCTACCGCATCGGCCGAGTCTAATGTTGGTGGCAACTTGTTCGAAACCGGCGCCACCGTGACTATTTCATGGTCAGCCGTAACCGGAGCAGGTCGTTACAAGGTATTCAAGTTGCAGGGCGGTGTTTATGGCTACATCGGACAAACTACCGGCCTGTCGATCATTGACGACAACATAGCGCCTGACATGAGCCGCACGCCGCCGCTCTACGAAACGGTGTTCAACGCAACCGGAGCTTATCCTGGCGCAGTGTCCTACTTTGAGCAGCGCCGCACATTTGCCGGAACGTTGGCTAAGCCACAAAGCATATGGATGACCAAGAGCGGCACAGAGTCGGCAATGTCCTACTCGCTTCCGGTGCGAGATGACGACCGGATCAGCTTCCGCGTTGCTGCACGCGAGGCGAATATGATCCGTCATATTGTTCCTCTGACGCAGTTATTGCTACTGACCGCTGACGCTGAGTGGCGTGTTTCGTCTATCAACTCCGACGCCATCACGCCGAATACCATATCCGTTCGACCGCAGTCCTATGTTGGTGCATCAAATGTGCAGCCGGTCATCATCAACAACTCATTGATCTACGGCGCGGCGCGTGGCGGTCACGTTCGAGAGCTTGGCTACAACTGGCAGGCCAGCGGATTCATTTCGGGAGACTTATCACTTAGATCAGCGCACCTGTTCGACAATCTCGACGTTCTCGATATGGCCTACGCCAAGGCTCCGCAGCCTCTGGTCTGGTTTGTTTCCAGCAATGGAAAGCTGCTTGGCCTGACCTACGTCCCCGAGCAGCAGATAGGATCATGGCACCAGCACGACACGGATGGCGTTTTCGAATCCTGCGCGGTCGTCGCTGAAGGAAAAGAGGATATGTTGTATTGCGTTATCCGGCGCACCATCAACGGAAATAGCGTGCGCTACATCGAGCGCATGGCGTCGCGGCAATTCATTGATCAGGAAGATGCTTATTTTGTTGATTGCGGACTGACCTACGATGGGGCTCCGGCCGACAACTTCACCGGGCTGGATCACCTCGAAGGCAAGACGGTCAGCATTCTGGCTGATGGCGCTGTTCATCCGCAGCGCGTGGTGACGGCCGGAGCGGTGACGCTTGATATCGAGGCAAGTGTTGTCCATATTGGCCTGCCCATTGAGGCCGATCTAAACACGCTGCCGCTGGTCGTTCCGACTGATAGCAGCTTTGGACAAGGGCGCTATAAGAATGTGAACAAGGTCTGGCTACGCGTCTATCGTTCCAGCGGCATCTTCGTTGGTCCGGATGCCGACAACCTGCGCGAGGCCAAGCAGCGCACGACCGAGGATTACGGCCTGCCACCCGGCCTCAAGAGCGAAGAGATTGACGTGATGCTTACCCCGTCATGGGGAGACAGCGGGCAAATCTACGTGCGCCAGTACGATCCGTTGCCGCTGACGCTGGTTTCGCTGACGGCTGAGGTCTCCATGGGCGGCTGATGGTGCACGTAGCCATGGGGGCGACTGCTACGGTACGGCCATCGTAAAGGGGTTGCCATGTCAGGATTCTTCGTAAATTCAAATCCGTGGGGGCCGGAATCTACCCTGCTCACCGGCCCCACGACTTACAACGGAATGGGCGGCGGCACCGTGACCAGCGCGGCCCCGAGCAGCGGCATGTCGGCGATGGGCTATGCCAGCCTGGCGTCATCGTTTATCGGCGTCATTGGTGACTCCATGCTTGCCAAGACACAGGCTAAGGCGCAGAAGTCGCAGCTACAGTTTCAGCGCGATATGGCGCAGATAAACGCTCGTATTAACGAACGCACGGCTCAATCTGTTCTTGATGCCGGTCAAAAGCAGATCGGGCGCCTGACCATGCGGGCCGGTCAGGTCAAATCGTCGCAGCGCGTTGCCATGGCTGCTAACGGAATATCACTTGACCAAGGCAGCGCTGTCGAGGTGCAGGCAACTACCGACATGATAAAAGAAATAGATAGCAACACCATCGAGGCGAACGCCGTCCGATCTGCCTGGGGATACCGCACTAATAGCGTGAATTACAGCAACGAGGCACTACTGTCTGATGCTTCTGCAAAATCAATCAATCCCAATCAATCCGCTAGTTCTACTCTGCTAACCGGAGCAACTGGCGTCGCTGGAAACTGGTACAAGATGAAACAAGCAGGGGTGTTCTGATGCCAATCGTTCCGCGTTTCGATACGCCGCAAGTTGAGAGCAACGCGCAGCCGGCCGTGGCAATGCAGGCGCCACGCGGCCATAACTTCGCGATTGACCAGGCCGCCGAGTCCAACAAGGCAATGCGTGGCGCCGGAAACCTGGCTTCGCAGATGTCGATGGACATGGCGCAGAGCGCCAACCTGTTACGCGTCGATGAGGCAACCAACCAGGCCAAGGAGGCGTATTTCCGCCTGAGCTACGACAAGGATGCCGGCTTCACCAACGTGCGCGGCAAGGATGCTGTCGAGCGTTCGAGCGGCAAGGGGCTGGCTGACGAGTACGCCGAAACCTACAAGGAGCAGATTTCGAAGATTTCGGCCGGTCTTGGTAACGATGTGCAGCGCCAGGCCTTCGCCCGTCGCGCCAACGACATGGCTTCCTCGCTCTACGGCAGCGCCATCAAGCACGAAGCCGAGCAGGGCCGGGTGTGGGCCGATGGCGTCGATGAATCCAGCGTCAAGCTGAAGCTCGGAGAAATTGGTTTTAACTCCGCCAATCCAGCCAAGGTCGCGCAGTTGATTGAAGGTGGTAAGGATGAGCAAGGAAACCCGGTTCCTGGTATCCGGCAGCATATCCAGCGCATAGCCGACCGCAACGGCAAGCCAGCGGAATGGGTCGATGAAAAGGTGCGCGGCATGGTCAGCGGCGCCCACAAGGAAATCATCCTGCGCACCATGGACAAGTCTCCGACCGCTGCGCTGGCCTATCTGAACAACAACCTCGAAGCGGTGGGCGACCATGTGGTCGAGCTGCAACGGACGCTGCGCGTGGCCGTGGATCGCGAGCAGGGCAATCTCAAGGGGGAAGCCATCTTTTCCGCCAGCGCGCCGTTCGGCTCGACCTTTGACAGCATCGCCGACAAAGTGCTGAAGATCGAGGGCGGCTATGTCGCCAACGATGCCGGCAAGGGTGAAACCAATCACGGCATCAACAAGACGGCCAATCCGGACGTGGACATCAAGGGGCTGACCCCAGCGAAAGCCAAGGCGCTCGACAAGGAGCGCTACTGGAACGCCATCGGTGGGGATGCGCTGCCGCCTGAAATCCGCGCCGTCGCTTTCGATGCAGCGGTCAATCATGGCCCGAGCAAGGCCAACAAGATGATCGCCGAGGCAGCCGGCGACCCGAAGCGGCTGATCGAACTGCGGCGCACCGAGTACGCCCGCCTGATCAGCGAGAACCCCGGAAAATATGGGCAGTATGAAAAGTCCTGGAATAACCGGCTGAATCAACTGTCAGCCAGCCTGAGCGGCGAGCGCTCGAAGTCCGCCATGCTCGAACAGGCCAACCAGATCGAAGACCCGGAGCAGCGCAACATTGCCACGGCGCGGATCAACCATCTGGCGCAGACCGAAGAACTGGCGAAGAAAGAAGCCTATGCCAACAACTTCAACCAGGCACAGGAAATCGCCTTCGCCAAGCCGGGCGGCTGGGCCGATATTCCGCCAATGGCATGGGCGCAGCTGAAGAAAGAAGATCAGGCCAAGTTGATGGTTCAGCCGAAACGGTCAGACCCGGATACCTTGCTCAAGTTGATGGAAACCCCGAGCGAGTGGCGCAAAGGAAACATAGAGAAATATCGCTCGCTGCTTTCCGAGTCGGATTACATCAAGTTTCACGCCGATGGCAATGGCCCAACGGGCGAGCAAAAGATACTTGCGGCCACCATCGACAACGATCAGTTCCAGAACGAAATGAACCGGGCCGGGCTGAACAAGATGTTGCTGGCCAAGAAGGATTCAGTAGAGCACCAGCAATTGATCGACCTGCGGGCCAAGTATGAACAGGTGATTTCAGCCGAACAGCAGGCGCGTGGCCGTCAATTGTCGATGGACGAAAAGAATGCACTGCTGACCCGGATGATCAAGCCGGTCAAGGTGGCGCAAGTGCGGACAGGGTCGATATTTGGCCTATTCGATGGGCCGTCATCGCCCATAGAACAGCGCGCCTATCAGGTTGCAAACCCGGCCAACATCATCATTCCGGAAGAAGCCAGCCGCAAGATTGATGCCGACATGCGCCGCCTCGGCCTGACGCCGACGCCCGAGCGAATCCGTAACGCCTACCTTTCCATGCAGGAATCCAAGTGAGTCAATACGAAGACTATCTCGCCAGCCTGAAGACAGAGGACGACAAGAAAAGCCAGGTTGTTTCCTCCTTGTCGGAAGCGGCAACGACCAACCCGGACGAGTTTGCCAGCATGGTCAAGCTGTCGCGGGCAGCGAAGATTGATCTTGA